CAAAGTGAACCCCATGTTTGGCACCCGCGTGCTGTATCGGGCCTACACCAAGGAAGGACGCGACAAGACGCATGAGGGGTTGGATGTGGGCCTCTTCACCGCCAACGTCGCCAACAATCGCGATGTCGTGGCGCTCATGGCAAGCGAAGTGCCCTGCGGCCCCTACAAGACCGCGCAAAGCGAGATCGGGCTGTGGTATATCCAAAAAGGCGTGACCTACGGCTGTCGCATCAGCGTGCCGCCCGAGCAGGGCAAATTCGTCGGGCAGATCACCGTGGGCTGGAAAGAAGAACCGCCGGATGTGGATGCGTACCGCACGCTCTTGCAGATTGCAGCAACCATGCTTTCAAGGAGTAAACAGTAATGGAGTGGCTCAAACAAATCGCGCCCACGGTGGCGTCGGCACTAATGACCCCGCTTGCGGGCATGGCAGTCTCGGTTGTGTCCAAGGCTATCGGTGTGGAGCCTGAAAAAGTTCAGGACATCATCTCTAGCGGCAAACTGACCTCCGAGCAGATCGCGCAGATCAAGATCGCTGAGATTGACCTCCAGAAGCAGGCTAACGAGCTGGGCCTGAACTTTGAAAAGCTGGCGGTGGATGACAGGAAGTCCGCTAGGGAGATGCAGGCTACGACCCGCTCCATTGTCCCTCCGGTTCTAGCTGCAATCGTCACCGTCGGGTTCTTTGGCATCCTCGTGATGATGCTGCTGGGCAAGGTGGACTCCAACAACCCGCCTATCCTCATGATGCTCGGTTCCCTTGGCACTGCCTGGACTGGCATCATTGCGTATTATTTTGGTTCTAGCGCAGGTTCGCAGGCCAAGACTGATCTTCTCTCTAAAGCACCGGCAATCAAATGAAAGACAACTTCGACTCCGCTCTGGCCGCCGTCCTTCATCACGAGGGAGGCTACGTGAACCATCCGTCCGATCCGGGCGGACGTACTAATTTAGGTTGCACTCAGCGGGTTTGGGAGGAGTGGGTGGGACATCCGGTTGATGAAAAGGCCATGCGAGCCTTGACCCCGGCTGATGTGGCCCCGCTGTACAAGGCTAAGTACTGGGACCGGGTGAAAGGCGACGACCTGCCGGACGGGGTGGACTACGTGGTTTTTGATGCCGCCATCAACTCCGGGCCTGGAAGAGCTTCCAAGTGGCTCCAGCAAGCCGTGGGCGTTACTGCTGATGGGGCGATCGGCCCTGGGACGCTCAAGGCTGTGTCGGACATGCCGGCGCAGGAGATCGTCGAGAAGTATCAGCAGATCCGGCTAGAGTTCTTGCAAGCGCTGCCGACCTGGGGCACGTTTGGTAAGGGCTGGGGTCGCCGGGTGGCTGAGGCCCAGGTGGCGGCCATCAAGATGTTGGCTTGACCTCGGTTGTTTTAAGCGGTGATGGAACATAAAATTGCAACTAGCTGTTTGGGAAACCAAGGGCATGGCATCAAAGTGAGAAAACGACATGACTACACCATCTTGGGTTCTTACTTACGACAGTTTGACCTCTACCGTACTTCAGTACCTTGAGCGCAGCGACAAGGCGACGACTGACGCCATTCCGACTTTCATCACCCTGGCCGAATTTGAGATCGCAGAGCAGATCAAGACTTTGGGACAGCTTCAAATCTCTGAATCGACGATGACCATTGCCAACCCTGTGCTGCCAAAGCCGGCACGGTGGCGCAAGACGGTGTCGATGAACGTGACTGTTAATGGCGCCAAACAGCCTGTGTACTTGCGCAAGTACGAGTACCTCAAGAATTACTGGCCAGATGCTTCCGACACCGACGTTCCACTGTTTTATGCGGACACCGACTGGGATCACTGGTATTTGGCTCCGACCCCCGCGGCCAACTATCAATTCGAGGTGCTGTACTACGAGAGGATCTCTCCTCTGAGTTCGACCAACCAGACAAACTGGATCACGCAAAACGCGCCTAATGCCATGTTGTTTGGCACCCTGCTGCAAGCGATGCCGTTCCTCAAGAACGATCAGCGCCAGATTTTCCAGCAGAAGTACACCGAAGCACTGCGAGCCTTGAAAACCGAGGATGTGTCTCGCGTCGGTGATCGTCAATCTGTTGCTGTGGATTCTTGACTATGACGACATACACCAACCCTTACACCGGCCAGACCATCAGCCCATCTCAGGTGGGCTATGAGTCATTGACGATTAGCGTTGACACTACTCTTCAATGGCCCGTCAACGGCAACACCACAGACGTTGTTGCCAACATCATTGAGGTCACGGCTACGGCCGGGAGTCTCAAGCTGTACATGCCGCCGGCCACGCAGGTTTCTGTGGGTCAGAGCGCCTTGATCCGCAACATCGGGGTCAATACTTTCACGGTGGTTGATGCGAGTGGCAACACGATCGTTTCCATTGCGTCTGGTATTGCTCAGTACATCTACGTCACTAACAACTCAACAATTAATGGCGTCTGGGGCACGGTAACATTTGGCGCTGGAACATCGGCCGCTAACTCCGCCACGCTTGCTGGGTACGGCCTAAAGGCTGTCGGCCCTACATTGAACACCGTCACTCCTGTGGTGACGTTTGCTACCAATCTTTCCGTAACCTCGATTGGTCAATCCAAACTATATGTGTGGACCGGAGGGGCCGGCACCATCACGTTACCCGCCTCCAGCACTGTTGATGCTGGCTGGTACTTCATTGTAAAGAACGATGGCACGGGCATTTTGACTGTGGCGCCGACTGGCGCTGACACCATTGATGGCAACGCTAACGCTCAACTTCAAATTGAAGAATCGTTGGTAATTGTTTCTAGTGGCTCGAATTGGTACTCGTATGCCTACGGTCAATCGGCTCAGTTTTTCTTTACTCAGCTTGTCAAGAACGTCACCGGCGGCACTGTAGTTCTGACCTCTGCTGAAGGGTCCAACGTCATCCAAGAATATCAGGGTACGTTGACCTCGAACTGCACGGTCATTTTGCCGCCCACAGTTCAGTTTTATTCGTTCAAAAACGATACAACTGGCGCGTTTACTTTAACGTTTAGCACAGGCGCGATCGGCGGCTTGACGCTGGTCCTTCCGCAAAACCAAACGATTATTGCGATCTGTGACGGCACGAACGTCTACAGCGCACAAACGGCCACCACGAGCTTTATCCAGGCTTTGACGCTGGGTGACGGGTCCGCGGCAGCCCCTTCTTTGTCCTTCACTAGTGACGCAACGACTGGCCTATACCTTCAGGCAAGCGGTCAATTGGGCTTTGCAATCAGTGGAAGTGCGGCAGGAAAGCTCACGGCATCTGGACTTCTCTTGCCTGTAGGCGTTAGCGCCGGAGCGTTTTAATGACAGCCAAGGTTGTCGCTCTTCAAGTCGGCGCTGGTATCCAGCGTGACGGGACTGTTTTTGCATCCCAAGCCTACATTGATGGCAAGTGGGTGCGATTCCAGTACGGGCGTCCTCGCAAGATGGGTGGCTACAGGGGCGTATTCCTCAATGCCACTGGCGTCAGCCGCGGGATGATCATGAGCGCCGACAACGGCCTGAACTACGTCATCTCTGGAAACGCTACCACTCTTGAGCGATGGACAACCGACAACGATAACGGCGTTGGCTTTGGCCCTGTGGCGATTGAAGCGTTTGGTCCGTTAGCGACTGTTGGAATTACCAATGGTGGATCTGCATACACAAACGGCACGTACACCAGCGTTCCCATTACTGCGACAGCCGGCTTGGGCGCCCTGGCAACGGTAGTTGTGGTCAGCAACAAGGTTTTCAGCGTCACCATCACCACGGCAGGCTCGGGCTATCTGCGCAATGACCCGGTCTCAATTAGCGCAGCCAGCATCGGTGGAACCGGCTCTGGTTTTGTTGGATATGCAGCGAGCCTGACCAACTACGCGCCTAATTCAAAAACACTGTGGCAGTTTGACATCGGCTATGACGCCTTGGGTAACGGTCAAAACAACTTGATCGCTCACCCTGGACAGAACCTGATGGACATCACCTCGACCGTTAACACGAGGCCTCTTTTTGGCCCTTTTACCGGCACGACATTGACCTCTGTGGGTGTGTTTACGGCCACTGGCACGCTGACATCTGGCTCTCCGACAGTGACATTTGCGACGACAATCGCGGCCATTGGCGCTGGTATGTCTGTGACAGGCACGGGCATTCCTGCTGGCACCACGGTGTTGTCTGCTGTTTTGGTCAGTGGCGTGTGGACAGTTACGCTCAGTCAAAACGCAACGACTAACGGAGCTCAGACCCTGACGTTTGACAACGACATCAGCGTGTCTGGCGGCATCGTGATGCTGTTCCCGTACTTGTTCGCGTATGGCAACAACGGGTACATCGCCAACTGTGCAGCGGGCGACTTCAACAACTGGACATCCGCGGACTCCAACAAGAACAACGTGTCCTCCACCAAGGTCGTCAAGGGACTGCCTTTGCGTGGCGGTACAACGTCTCCTGCCGGTTTGTTCTGGACCCTGGACTCTGTGGTGCGAGTCACCTATTCCCCGCAGCAAGTTGGCAGCCAGACTCTGTACTGGCGTTATGACCTGATCACTCAACAGTCGTCGATTCTCTCGAGCCAGTGCGTCATAGAGTACGACGGCATCTTCTACTGGTGCGGTAGCGATCGCTTCCTCATGTACAACGGTGTTGTGCAGGAAGTTGACAACAAGCAGAACTTCAACTATTTCTTCGATCGCCTGAACTACGTTCAGCGCCAGAAGGTGTGGGTGAGCAAGGTTCCGCGCTGGGGCGAGATCTGGTGGTTCTTCCCCAATGGTGACAGTGACGAGTGCAACGACGCAATTGTCTACAACGTG